CGCTCGACCAGAACCGCTGGCTCTACGACTTCCTGATGGCTCCCGGCGCGATGCCTGCCTTCGGGGCGAACATTCAGCAATCCCTCTTCGTTACCGACACAGCTCTCCGAGAGATTCTGAAGGTGGTCCAGCAGTCGCCTTCCCTTGCGAGCGCCATCGTGACGCTCACGGACGATGCTGCTGCGAAGTTGTCCAACAGTCCACCAAACCAGATGCAGTCCATCGCACAGCTCGCTACGAGCGGAAATGCGCTGGCAATGACGCTGGCAGCGAATCTCACCAGCCAGATTGTCCAGCAGGCGAATGCGCAGGGCACCAAGGCGAACGCTGCGAGGCAGACCGCTGCGCGGCAGCTTGCTCAGGGCGTCCTTCGACTGCGCACCTTGCAGCAGGGTCAGGCGTTGTTCAATCAGACGGCCAACTCTCCGGCGTTCCAGCAGTTGCGCGGGGTAGTGAATGCGGGGGCTTCCGTGGCGCAGAAGATGGTGGTGCTCGGGCCGACGGGTCCAGTGCTGCGAGGCTTCAAGTCCGCTGCAAAAGACTATCAGCCGGAGCTGAAGATTGACGTTGCGAACAATCCTCTGGAGCTGTCGAAGACGCGGGACAAGGTGTGGAGCTACCTCCAGAACGCCGAGCAGTATGTCGCCGACTACGAAGCGGCTGCGGCCCTCCATGCGGCCAGTCCTGCAAACCCCTCACCCTCTCAGCTTGGCTTCGATGTGGCCGACTACAACGGCCTGAAGTTCGCCATCGAGAACCAAATCTCGCCGATGTTCCTGAACATGGGCGACATGGACGACACTGCCAGAGCCGCTCAATACCTGACTCCTGTAGGAGTTCGGAAGATGATGAAGCTCCCGGCGTTCTTGGGGCAAATCTTCAACCAGTATGAGCAGCTCGGAAAGATGGTCGGCGGGTTTGCTGGTAACACCTTCCGACAGCAGATTGCCAAATACAAACGCGGCTACCTGAACGCCAAGGCCGTCGCCTCGCAGTTCCAAGACCTTCCAAAGCTGCAATCCGCTGCGATGCAGTCGCACAACATCAGGAGTGAGGATACCTACCGGAGAATCTTCAACGAGATGGCGCATTACGGACGCCTCTTTGGAACCCCGCTCCGGGTTGGGTTCACTCTGCCAGTCTCAAATCAGGTCGTTACCAAGGCGGACATGGAGTTTCTCAAGCGGACACTCGCCTTCGAGGAGAAGCTGCGCCGTGAAGTCACCGAGATTGATCCGGTCACGGGTGTCCGCTACATGCGTGGCGGTAAGGAAATCACCCGCAGAGGTGCCTACACGGGCGACCTCGGGATGCCTCGCCACATGAACCGTAAGGCGACGGACTTCATTGCGGATGTCACCTTAGCCTACTCCAGCACCCCCAAAGGCTTCACGCCTGCCACGGACCTTTCCGCCAGCAGCACGGATGAAGCGGTGAAGTATTGGAACAAGAATCTCGGCACGCTGAAGCAGCACATTCTGGACAGCCTGCGCACCGACCGGACCTTCAAGCAGACTGCTGAAATGGCGGCGGCTGAGAAGCGCATTGCCGCTCGATGGCTGGCCGGGAACATGAATCAGGTGAACAGCGTTCAGGACTTGGTGGACCTGATTGCCGCTGAGATTCCTGTTACGAGTGGGAAGAACCCGTTGGACACTGCTCGGGAAGGACTCAACAACGAGCTACTCCAATACCTCACCCATGCACAGCGTATCCAGAAGGAACGCGCCGAGGACAACGCCAAGAACAGCGGACTTTCCATCGCGCTCTCTTCGGAGAACGAGTTCACGAAGCCTGCGGCCAACTTGGAGTTGCCGTCGGAATACTACGACTACGGGGCCGTCAGCAGCATTGACCGCATCACCGCACAGTCGAGGTCAAACCACTCTTCACTCATTGACTTCGCCAACTCCATGCGGCTGGCCATCAAGGAGCTTGATAACCGGCTTGGACGGCTAAGGGATGTCAACATCACGGATAAGGAACGAGCGTTGCTATTGGAGAACTACAATGGCAACCAGCAGGAGCTTGAGGACGTGATGGAGCTGCTCAAGACTTCCTTGAGAAACTTCGAGGACAGCTACCGAGCTGGTGGACCGGACATTGTGCCGACAAGGATTGGTCAGAAAATCCTGAAAGCGACTGTCGGCAGCGTGCTGGCCAAAATTGAAATCGCTGTCCGCAACCTTTCCCAAGGCCAGATTCAGGTGTTCCTGAACCTGCGGGCGATGAACTACATGAGCGCCAGGCTGGCCGCTTGGAAGGCTCTCTCGAACGTCCCTCGCGGCGTGATCAACACCAGCTACATGGTGGCACGGAACGTCGCCGGGTTTGCCGACCGCCGCCTCGGGCGAGATCCGCAGTTCCAGCGGACCCTCAAAGGTGCGGTGGACTTGGTTGCCGACGGTATCTTCAAGACCGCTCAGGCCGCGATGTTCAAGCCGATGGTCGGGGCAGAGAACGTGCGCAAGAGTTTCGAGCGGGTGTTCAATCTAGGCTTCGACACCAGCGGCGATTCTTGGGATGCCACCAAACAGGCGTGGGCTGAAAGCGGACAGTTCCGCAATCAGCAGGAGCAGAACGAAGCCATGAAGAGTAGCACCAGCCGTGCGATAAACTTCGTGGAACGGATTGCGAACACCGGGCTAGACGCTGCCAGTGCCATCGTTCGCGGAAGCGTTCTCGAATCCAGCGACACCGGCATGAACGCCCTCTCGCTGGGCTTAGTGGGAAACATGGAGCAGCGGCTTGAAGAAGTGGCGATGGTGTTCGGCAAGCGGCTCACTGATGCGGGCATCACGCGAATTGACCCGACCGACAAGCGGGCAATCTTGCAGCCGCACGAATGGCTCCCATCCTTGAACCAGCAGACCGCGATGAACTCCCTCGGGGAGATTCGCAAGTTCCTTGAGAGCAGCGCCGCCTCGGAAGGGTTCCTGCTGGAGAAGAACCTCCTGCAATACTATCAGGACAAAATGGCTGGCAGACCCGCTGAGATTTTCAATCAGCGCACCTTCGATGCTGTTCAACGGAGCATCATTGCCGAGAACAACGCCGCGCTCCCGACCAACCGCGCCAGTGCTGGCCAATCCTCAACGCTCTGGCGGACCCTGCTCACCTTGCAAGGTTATCCCGCCGACGCATTCCTCAAGCTCCTCCGCATTTCCACTGGTGGATCACGGGACCGGAAAGTTGTCCTGCAAGCGGTGAGCAAGATTTCTCTCGCGCTCGGGTTCGCAGCGATGGCCATTGTGCTGCAAGGCTCAGGCGATGCCGGTAGCGAATGGATTAAGCGCAAGCTGCAAGGCAAGCGAGCTGACCGGCCTACGCCTTTGGACGCTGACTTCTACTCGGACCCAGACCACTTCAAGCGGGCGATGGGCAACTACATCCTGTTGAGCAGCTACTACCTCGGCGACATCATCCGGGGCGCTTACGGTTGGGTGGATGGAAGGTCAACGATTGATCCGCTCCAGAAAGCGTTCGCCCTCGCCACTGCCTCGCAAATCCTGCGCGATGGCACCAGCGGCTTGAAGATTGCGCTCAAAGGTGGAAGTCCTGCGGAAGTCCTTGAACCTCTCCGCAAGTCCATGACGCGGCTAACCTTCGGAGCACCAGAGCTGGAGTATTTACTCGGCAAGGAGCGCGACAACACCGAGGCTGCGCGAAGAGGCATGATGGAGAACGCCAAGGCTAAAGGCTTTGAGATTCCCTCTCCCGGTTTTGGCGGCACCGTCGGCCTGACGAACGTAAAGCGCAAGGCTCTCAGCCAAGCGGTCAGCGACATGGACATCGCCCAGCGCAAAGGCGACACCGAAGGCTACGCCAAGGCGAAAGCCGCCGCGCAGAAGCAACTCACCGAGCTGGAAGCCTACTACCTCAAGCAACGCCTCGAAGCTGGTGATTCACCGGAAGTCGCTGCGAAGACCGCCAAGGCGTCCGTCTGGGGGGATTACCAAGAGAATAATCCAGTCACCGCAGCTCTTGGCGGGAAGCGCCCGACAGCCGAGCAATACAAGCAGCTCGTGGAAAGCTCCACCGGGGAGCGTGGCCAAGTCATCCGCCAAGGCATCAAGGCGTGGCAGGACGGGGCACAGGCGCTCTTTGGCAAGCCGGGGAACATCACCAAGGAGGATGTCGTCGAGAATCGCCCCGGCGGCACCGTGCGCGAACCCTCCTACGGTCGCGTCTCGCTGACTGGCGGGGTGTCGGGCCGGATGAAGTCTGTGGGGATTTCCGCTTCCCGTGGTCGCCGTGCGAAGGTTCGGCGCATCAGCCTCACGGGTCGTCGCCGAAAGATTAGCCCCATGAGGAGCCGCAGGAAAAAGATTCGCCGGGTGCGATTGACGGCTTGACAGCCCGCCAAATCTGGCGGACGCTCGCTGGCATGTCGCAACCCGACCCCTACAAACCACGCGGCCTGACGAAACTCTGGGGCGACCTCCCCTCAATGGCCAAGGCGCAGGTGACGAGCGGAAAGAACAAGGCTGTGGCGTCGGCTCAGAGGTTCACCCGGATGTGCCCCATCTGCGGGCTGATGTATGAGCGCACGAAGCTGTTCACCTCACCGGAGCTGAAGATGGCTGAATGCAAGGGGTGCAAGGAGAAGCTGGCTGATGGGAGCGTCGCCTTCATTACCACCTCGCGGAGATACGCCATCGTGAAGTTCAATCCGGCTCTGAAAGAGCGACTCGTGGAGTTGAGCCATGTGGAGAACCTTCCGGTGGATGATGCGGTGTTCATCGCCAAGCTCGCCAATGCGGCTCCTGGTGGGACCGTCACCTTGAACGACGACGAGATGAACGCGCTGGAGAAGTTTCATGCGCAGGGGAATTGATATGAAGACAGATGTCTCATTATGGCTGGAACGCATCAAAGAACTTGATGCGCTAATTGAACCGCTCACCAAAGAGCGGACTGATCTGGATAGAAAAATCCTCGAATCAAAGTCTCCGTTCAAGATTGGGGACGTGATAGAATGGAACTCTGGAGACAATACTCGCCGTGGCCGCGTGGTTGAGATACGGCACTGGGTATCTGGTTATCCAATGTGGAAGACCGTGCGAATCTTAAAAGATGGCAGTGATGGAAAGAAATGCGAAGTGCGGCCATACATGAACGCTGCGCTACTCAATACATAACCATGCCAACCCTCCCGCAAGTCCTTGACGAAGTTCCCCCCTTCATCGTCGCCGCGATGGCGAAGGTGAACCGGAAACCTCTTTCAAGGAGCCAGCTTGCGGAACGCTCCAAGCTGTCCTTGCGGATGGTGGAGCGCCTGGCGGTGAAGACCTCTTGGGAAGGCGTGAACGTGGACGTGTGCGGAGCTTTTGCCGAAGCTGCCTGTGTGGACCTCTTCAAGCCGTTCAAGGTGCGGCGGTTTCTGCTGGCTGCTGCTGTGTCGGAGAAGCCGCTGAATCACCTGTCACCGGCTGCAAGGAAGACTTTTAACAGATGCTTGGAGAAGTGGATTAGGAGGAGGTAGCGCGGCTGCATGAGCCTCACAGTTCACATCTATACGCTTGCTCATCCAATTACAGGCGAGATTCGGTATGTAGGAAAAACTTGCAGGTATGAGAAGAGGAAAATTGAGCATCTTTACGAGGATAACCGAACAAGAAAGTCAAACTGGATAAAGTCGCTTAGAAATTTAGGACTAAAGCCAGTAATGGAGCCGCTTGAGATTATTGAAAACAGCAATGATGAGGACTGGCAAGAGGTAGAGCGTTTTTGGATCGAGACTCTTAAATTCCTTGGATGTAATCTTACGAACCTTGAGGCAGGTGGACTTAGTGGAAAAATTCCTTCCGAAGAAACGCGAAGGAAAATATCAAACTCCAACAAGGGCAGGATCGTGAGCGAAGAAACTCGCAAAAAACAAAGCCTGTCTAGGAAGGGGTTGGTTAAAAGTGCTGAGGCAAGATTGAATCATGCGGCGGCGATGAGGAACAGCATAAAGGTGAAGGCGCATCTTGCAAGAATGTGCGCAGCAAACAAAAACAGAATCACCCCTGACCATGTAAAGGCCAAGATTTCGGAAGCAAACAAGGGGAAGGTTAGAACGCTGGAGGTGCGGATGCACCTTTCCGCCATGAAGACTGGTGTTAAGAGAAGCGCGGAGTCTATTAGGAAACAATCGCTCTCAATGCTTGGAAGAAAGTATTCTGCTGAACACGCTGAAAAAATAGCAGCGTTTCACAGAGGTCGAAAAAGAAGCCCAGAAACCTGCGCTAGAATATCCGAAGCGAAGAAGAGGTCCGCTACGATGAAAGCACTTTTGCGTCAACTTGGAAGCGGCTCAACGTGAACACGGCCCCAACCGGGGGGACGACCTGTCCGAGTTCATCCTTTCCAATCACGGAAAGTTCGAAGTAGCAAAAACGTCCCGAGTATAAAAAAAGCCAGTTCTCCGACTTCACCGGCCTGACGTTTGCAGCAAGGTATTGAGCAGTCGTCCGGTCGTCGGGGCAGCGGATCTCCTTGTCGGTCATCCGATGCCAGAGCACCTCGCAGGAATCTCCGTCCGTGGTGAACTCAGCCTGCCATTCCGGGGCGAAGTCGTCTGTCTCGTATCCGAAAGCGAGCGGCTTCAGGTAAGGATTGGCGTCTCGCGCCTGATAGCTCGTGCCAATGCGCAGTCGCCAGTAGTTTGAGTCGCCAAGTAAGTCTTGAACAGTCGGCTCCATGAGGAACTGCCGAATGGACTTCTCGTAATCCATGTTCCCCAGCGGGAACATCCCGCGAACGATGCTGAAATAGCCGTCGTTGACGTATTCCCCAACGAACGGGACGTAGTTGCCCTGTGCATCGAAAGAACCCTCTCCAGTGGCAGCGTTCTCGCAGCGTTCTCGGCTGTAACTCGTGCCGAGCTGCTTGATGGAGTAGTCCTGAGCGGAGGCTCCGATGAAAAGCTGCTGCTGATTGCACTCCGCGCAGAAGTCATCAATGGTTTTTCCACCGATGTTGGCGCAGAGGCCGAGGAAATCGTCGGTGCAATACTCGTCAAGCCACTCGTCGAGTGTCTGGCGGCGGTCGCTGCGGTAGTTGGCGAAGACGGTGAACCCGTGGTCAATGATGTCGGCGGTGTTGATCCGCAGGTTCGCCTGGATGGTGCGGAAGTTGAGGCAGCCCTCACCACTTTTCGGCCAGGACCAGAGGATTGTCTTCAGGTTTGGCCAGTATTCGCCCACCGGCCCGGAGCAGCAACTCGTGTCGAGGGTGTTAATGACCAGATTCGAGGAGCGCCACAGCCATTCGGGCTGTTGAGGTTCAGCCAGATAGACGTTCCACTGGTAAAACGCATCCCGGCCAAGCCAGTAGAGGTTGTTTCCGTCGCTCACCAACGACTGCGGATAGACCAAGCACTTATCCCGGTTCGTTGGCTCGGTATAGACGCGGGCAAACCCGAAGGAGATGCCGTTCACGAAACACCGATAGATACTTTTGTCGGTGAAAATGACCAGATTCCCCTGCAACTCCCGCGCTGCAAGGATGGTTTCCGTGTAGGGCAGGTCTTGGAAGTTCGCCACGGTGGCCACTGAAGGCACCCACGTCAGCGGATTGTTCACACCGCTCCACCGGACACGGCTCGTGTAGCGAGTTCCATCCTGAACGACGTTCATCAGGAAGATGCAGCCGTTGAAGCTGGCTGCAACCGCTGCCTGTGTCACGTCCAGGGTGTTCAGGTCGGCGATTTCGTTGACCGCCGAATCGCCGCATCCTGCTGGAAGCGTTCCAATGGAGTAGCTCTGAGGCTTGTCGCGGTTGTTCGTGAAGATGATGGTGTTGCCAGCCTGACCAACCGACCACCTGAGCTGGGTGGCAGTTGTTCCACCGCCAAAGTTCCTGCCGATGTAGGTCCAGTCGCCAGTGCTTTCGCTCAGGATGGCGAGGGAGGATTGCTGGCCGCGAATCAGTCGGCGGATGCCGAGGTTGTTGGTAGCCTCGTAGAGCATCGTAATCGGCTCTCTTGGAGGCAGGGTGTCGAAACAGTCTCCTT